GGAGAACCCTGGTGGCCCTTACAAAAAGATCGCTCGTGAACAATTTGGATTTGTAATTTAATGGATTTTCTAAAAGAGATTGTAAAAGAAATCGGAGATGACTACACAAGACTCGCAGCAGACATCGACGACACAGAACAGTATGTGGACACGGGTTCGTACATTTTTAACGGACTTGTTTCAGGGTCTATATTTGGCGGTGTATCTGGGAATAAGATTACTGCCATTGCTGGGGAGTCTTCTACTGGCAAAACTTTCTTCAGCCTGGCAGTCGTCAAGAACTTCCTTGATTCTAATCCTGATGGTTATTGTCTATACTTTGACACTGAAGCCGCTGTTAACAAGAACCTTATCGCAAGTCGTGGGATCGACCTAGATCGTCTGGTTGTTGTCAATGTTGTTACAATTGAAGAGTTTAGGACCAAAGCACTGAAGGCAGTAGATATATATTTAAAAAAGTCCGAAGAGGATCGCAAACCTTGTATGTTTGTGCTAGACTCTTTGGGGATGCTTTCCACTGAGAAAGAGATTACTGACGCACTGAACGACAAACAAGTTCGTGACATGACCAAATCTCAACTGGTCAAAGGTGCGTTCCGTATGCTTACTCTCAAGTTGGGTCAAGCAAACATTCCTATGATCGTTACGAATCACACCTACGATGTCATTGGCGCTTATGTACCTACAAAGGAAATGGGAGGAGGCAGTGGCCTCAAGTATGCAGCAAGTACAATCATCTATCTCAGCAAAAAGAAAGAAAAGGATGGAACGGAAATCGTCGGAAACCTTATCAAGGCTAAGACTGCTAAGTCTCGTCTAAGCAAGGAAAACAAAGATGTTACGGTGCGTCTTTATTACGATGAGCGTGGTCTTGATCGATATTACGGTCTTCTTGAGTTGGGTGAACTGGGTGGTCTCTGGAAGAACGTTGCTGGACGTTATGAAATAGACGGCAAGAAAGTTTATGCCAAAGCGATCTACAAAGATCCTGAGACTTATTTTACTCCTGAAGTGATGGAGAAACTTGATGAAATTGCTATGAAGGAGTTTAGTTATGGAGAAAGTTGAGTTTCTAATCCTTAGAAACCTTTTATATAATGAGCAATATCTTAGAAAAGTAGTTCCATTCATCAAATCAGAATACTTTGAAGACTTCAATCAAAAGGTTGTCTTTGAAGAGATCTCATCCTTTGTGCAAGAATATAGTCAAGTTGCGACTAAGGAAGTTCTTTGCATTGAGATTGAGAAGCGTCAAGACATAAATGATTCATCCTTCAAAGAGATTACTAATCTAGTTTCTTCTCTGGAGGATGTCCCTTCTGAGTTTCAATGGCTCTGTGATACCACTGAAAAGTGGTGCCGTGATCGTGCCATCTATTTGGCACTTATGGAATCTATTCATATTGCTGATGGTCAAGATCAAAAGAAGAATCGTGATGCCATCCCATCAATTCTCTCTGATGCTCTTGCAGTGTCTTTTGACACTCACATCGGTCACGACTACTTAGAGGACTATGAAGCAAGATACGAGTCCTATCACAGAAAGGAAGATCGTATTCCCTTCGATCTTGAATACCTGGATAAGATCACCAAGGGTGGTATTCCTAACAAGACTCTTAACATCGCTCTTGCGGGCACTGGTGTTGGTAAGTCTCTTTTTATGTGTCACTTTGCCAGTTCTGTTCTTCTTCAGGGTAAGAACGTTCTTTACATCACTTGTGAGATGGCTGAAGAAAAGATTGCGGAGAGGATTGATGCGAATCTCCTAAATGTTAATATCCAAGAGATTACTGATCTTCCTAAACAGATGTTTGAGAGTAAGGTGACAAACCTTGCACAAAAGACTCAAGGAACTCTTATAATCAAGGAATATCCAACTGCTTCTGCACACAGTGGACACTTTAAGTCACTTCTTAACGAACTTGCACTTAAGAAGTCATTTAGACCTGATATTATTTTCATTGATTACCTTAATATATGTGCTTCCGAAAGGTATCGCTCAGGTGGCACTGTCAATTCATATTCTTATATCAAAGCAATTGCAGAAGAACTTAGAGGACTGGCTGTTGAAGCAAACGTCCCTATCGTTTCTGCCACGCAGACCACTCGTTCTGGTTATGGTAGCTCTGATGTTGAGCTTACTGACACTAGCGAGTCCTTTGGTCTCCCTGCTACTGCTGATCTTATGTTTGCCCTTATTTCTACAGATGAGCTTGAGGAGTTGGGACAAATTATGGTGAAGCAGTTGAAGAATCGATATAACGATCTTAGTGTTTATAAGAGATTTGTTCTTGGTATCGATCGTGCAAAGATGCGTCTGTATGATTGCGAACAGTCAGCACAGAATGATATTCTTGACAGTGGTAAAGAAGAAGAGTATACTTATGAGGAAGCAAAACCTAAAAAATCATTCGATGGATTCAAGTTCTGAGTTGAGTACAAAATCTCAGTCTCAACTGAAGAGACAAGATTTTCCTCATTATTATGAGGTAAAGATTCCCAATCATCCTAATGGTGTTCCACAAATGCACGTTGGTAATATCAAGGATGCAGAAAGAATTCTGGAAATGTATCCAGACGCAACTATCGAAAAGATTTATCTTCCTCATCCACCACAAACTGTGGATGTTCCTTATGTTAAAGTAGCTCCTGACTTGGAACTACCGATGCAACAAATCTTACCTGAAAGCGAACTACAACCTATTGATTTAACATGACCGTAGATACCGAAAAGTACCTTGAATTCGTAGAAGGAGTGACCAGTGCTCCTAGCCTTGATTATCCTATTCTTGCTGCTCGTCTTAGTGAGTTGGAAGTAAACGGCACTAATGTTCCTCAACTTCTGACTGCTGCACTTGGTTTGACTGCTGAGGCAGGAGAGTTTACTGAAGTTGTAAAGAAGATCTTCCTGCAAGGCAAACCTTATACGGCAGATAATGTTTTTCACATGAAGCGTGAGTTGGGTGATATCTGCTGGTATTTGGCACAGGCTTGCATGGCACTTGACACCACATTCGATGAGGTGATTGAGATGAATGTTGAGAAACTGAAAGCACGCTACCCTGGTGGTGAGTTTGATGTTCACAAATCCGAAAATCGTAAGGAAGGAGACCTATGAAAGATTTCAAAATCCCATTTGCTATCGTATCTTTCTTGTTAGTTCAGGGAGCAGGTGCAGTATGGTGGGCATCTCAAGTTGATGGACGAGTCCGAACTCTTGAAGCACAGAGTTTGAATATCGCTAGAGAAAATCGTAGGTACATTGAGCAAGTAATTCAGCCATCCTACGGAATTAGTAGTGCTTGGAAAAATCAATACCACGATGAGTGGGTTTTAAAAGGAGGATGGAAATGATTACTATTAGTATGGATGTAAGAACAGCAGCTGCCGTTCGTCAGTCACTGTTTACTGATACAAAAATGTATACTTATGATCCTAAGAGCGTACCTCCACGAGTCTCTGACATTCGTTCTGTGATTCAAGACCTTGATGATCAGATTGAATTGGAACTTGGAGAGGATAGTAATTCCTAAAGATTATAAATATTCTTTAGGAATAATTGTGTCTGGGAAATGAACGCTCAAGATCTTAGAAATCTCTCTGAAGCATATACTCAATTGAGTGCAAAGAAAGATGATTCATATCTGGAAACAGACATGAAAAAACGTAGAGAGAATAATGAGAAGGCTGTAAAAGATATGAAAAAAATGGGGACGATGAAGAATCCCCATTTTGAAGAGGTTGAAAAGTTTCGTGCCAAGATGGCAGAGGGACTCGATCCTGTAGGTAAAGAAGACGGTGATGTCAATAATGACGGAAAGAAAGATAGTACAGATAAGTATTTGATGAATCGCCGTAAGGCAATCGGTAAGGCAATTAGCAAAGCGACTAAGAAAGAAGAGACTGAAGTAGGAGAAGCATATACTGTTACTAACGCTGATAAGAAAGGCAATACCAAAGCATACCAAAACTATAAGGCAGGTATGAAAGGTAAAGATGGTAAACCTCTTTACAAAGCTGCTGATCACATGAAAGAAGGTATTCGTGATTTAGATCCTGAGAAAGGAACTGCTGAGCGTAAGGCACGTTTAGAGAAAAAGCGTGGCATGAAGATGGATGATCATCCTCAGTACAAGAAAGAGGAAGTTGAAGGTGTTGATGAGGCAATGCGTCCAGGTCCTCGTCGTGAGAAGATGAGAGCGAAGATGCATGACCCATACGTCAGAGGAGGCAGTAAGAGTCGTGGACAGGCACATAACATTGCAGTTCGTGGTGATGTAAGCACTGGAGATCCTGCCATCAAGTCAAGAGGTGGTGGTGGCGTCAAGAAAGACAAGGGAATGGGTTATGGTGACAGAGGTGCTGGTAACAAAGCACGTCGCCGTATGGGACAAGAACCACTGAGAGGAAACACTCGTGAAGCATTTGCATTCTCTGATCTTGAGTTAGAAGAACTTAATGAGTTTGCACAAGTCATTGATCAGATGACTGATGAGCAACTGGTTGATTTCATGGAAGAGATCATCCTTGAAACTGCTGAAGATCAAAACGATCTGATTGAAATCTGTGAGCATCTTGAGGGTGTTGAGTTACTCTCTGAGGTATCCGATTCTTACTATGATTCTGCAGTTAAGGCTTCAAAGGCAGCAGCAA